GGTGGCGGCTTTAGTGGTACTAGTTCAGCAATATCAAGTTATAGTTTAGCAAACGGTTCAATTAGAATGTTTACAGCAGATGGTTTTTCATCTAGTGGTGTTAGTTACGGCTATGTAGGAAATGATCCAAAGAACGAAGGACTAGGTTATGGTACAACAGGATATGGTAACCACGTAGGTGGTATGAGAATGCACGTTAACCGTTATGACTTTCCTGCGGCAAATGATATTAAAGGACAAAGTGGTTGGATTAACGGCGGCGGTAGTTCAGATACATCACGTATGCACTTTCCAACAGAAGTTATGTACAGTGGATGGAATTCAGGTACAGATGGATACGGCTGTGGCGGACACGGAGAAAATAGAGGATACTTTGCTTGGACATCTACATATAGATATGTAACATGGGCAAACTCAACATGGTCAGGAACAGGATCATGGGGCGGATATTCAAAAGATAGACATTGTAAAATACAATCAACAAAATGGGGACACCATTATATTGGTACAGGTAACAACGTAACAGCTGGTAAGGCAAGATTTAGTGATGCAACAGGTTCAACTGTAGCAAACTTTAACAAAGTAAGAAGTTACGGAGAAGATAATTCAGAAGACGGTCAAGATCACGGATATATTATGGGACACTTTGACGGTCAACAAAACAATCACACTATTAAACAAACACACTCCAGTGATTCAGAAATAACACTTGGTGCTAACGCAATGCCTAAAGGGCATTATGGACAGAGTTCGGGTGCATGTGCAACAGGCGCGGCAGGTGTTTTAGGGGGTATAGGATAATGGCATTTTTTGCAGGGACAACAGAATTAGAATTTGTACCTCAAGGTACTGATAGTTCACGTGGTGCAAAACTTATTTCAAATGGTTCAGATGGATCGTTTTGGGGATATATGGGCTACACAGGAACTGGTTCTGTACAAGGTGGTGGAGCATGGAGATATAGATCCATATACACACATGGTTATTTGGCCGCAGGATACAAAGGTTCTAACCCATGGCGTTCAGTAAACAAAACATGGCATGCAACAGATAGTACTTTATATTGCGGAGAACAAATTTCAGGACCTCAATCATACTGTGACGGTTTTTATTCAGACTATAATGGTTACATTCAAGCAGGTCCTACAGGTAGAGCATTTAACGCTGGTGGCGATTGGATGGCAAGTTACGGATTAGCAAATGGTACTATACGTATGTTTACAGCAGATGGTTTTTCATCAGCTGGTCTAAGTTACGGTTACCAGGGTAACGATCCAAAGAATGAAGGCTTAACATACGGTAGTGGTGGTTTTACAAATCACGTAGGTGGTATGAGATTAAGTACATCAATAGTTGATGCGGCAGGAACACAAGACATTAAAGGTCAAGGTGGTTGGATGAATGGTGGCGGTACTAGTACAACACACCGTATGCATTTTCCAACAGAGGTTATGTATACTGGTTGGGATAGTGGTAACTCAGGAAGAGGTACAGCGGCCGCAGGCGAAAATCGCGGTTATTTCCAATGGAGTGGTACTAACTACAAATATGTAACTTGGAGTAACAGCACTTGGACAACTAACTGGCCACAAGGCGGCGGCTGGGGTAAAGATAACCACTGTAAAATACAATCAACAAAATGGGGTCATCATTACATTGGTACAGGAAATAATGTTACATCAGGTAAAGCACGTTTTAGCGATGCAACTGGTGCTACGTTAGCAAACTTTAGTAAAGTTAGATCCTATGGCGAAGACAATCCAATGGACGGACAAGATTGGGGTTACATCATGGGACATTATGATGGACAGCAAAACAATCATACTATTAAACAAACACACTCAAGTGATTCAGAAGTAACACTTGGCGCTAACGCTATGCCTAAAGGACACTATGGACAAAGTTCCGGAGCGTGTTCAACAGCGTCGGCAACGGTTATTGGAGGAGGAATGTAATGGCGTTTTTCTTAGGAGCAAATCAAGTAAATCCAGTACCAGCAACTACTACAGAAAATACAGGTGCTAAACTTATTTCAGACGGTTCAACAGGAGCTGGCTGGGGATATATGGGCAGTGGCTTTACAGGGTTAGATAATGCTCAGTGGAGATATAGATCTATATTTACACATGGATACTTAGCAGGTGGTTATAAAGGTTCAACTCCGTGGCGTTCAGTAAACAAAACATGGCATAATACAGATACTACTGTATATTGTGGAGAACAACTTTCTAACTATTGTGCATATACAAATGGCTTTTGGAGCGATTATCATGCATATATTTGTTCAACTAACGGCTACAATAATGCACATGATCAAATTTGTTCATACAGTCTAGCAAATGGATCAATTAGAATGTTTACATCGGATGGTTTTTCATCATCTGGTATTGGTTATGGATACGTAGGTAACGATCCTAAAAACCAAGGACTAGGTTATGGTACAGCAGGTTTTGGTAACCACGTAGGTGGTATGAAAATGAATGTAAACAGAGTTGATGCACTAGCATGTGAAGACCAGAAAGGCCAAAGCGGATGGATATCAGGCGGTGGCGATACAAGTACTAACCGTATGCACTTTCCAACAGAAGTTATGTATACTGGTTGGGATTCAGGCATGTCAGGACGTGGTGATGCAGTTAGTGGTGAAAACCGCGGTTACTTTAACGGTAACGGTAACCAATACAAATATGTAACTTGGTCAACTACAACATGGGTAAACGGATGGGACCAAGGTGGTAACTACGGTAAGTCAAGTTATCAAACTAAGAACTTAGGTTCTAAATGGGGACATCATTACGCATTTACAGGTAACAATGTAACATCAGGTATTGCAAGATTTAGTGACGCAAACGGCGCCACATTAGCAAACTTCAGTAAGGTTAGATCTTATGGAGAAGAAAACTCCATGGAAGGTCAGGACTGGGGATACGTAATGGGTCATTATGATGGCCAACAAAACAATCATACAGTAAAACAATCATATAGCAGTGATAGTCAGACTACGCTTGGAGCGGCGGCAATGCCTAAAGGGCATTACGGTCAAAGTTCAGGAGCATGTAGCACTGGAGCTGCCACAGTTATAGCGGGAGCAGGATTCTAAAATGAAATATATAATTACAAAGACAGAAGCGATGAGACCATATTTTGGTATGTCTGAAAACGATCCAAACATGTATTGCAAAGACTTATACACCTTATTTGATTTAAGTTGTGTAGAAATTGCAGAACCATTATTTGATACAATATATCCAACTATACCAGTAGGATATGAAGAAGTAACAGCAACTGAAGCCAAGTACGGGACTTTGTTTTTCTCAGAAGTAAGAGACACTGTTAAGATTTGGAATAACGAATATGGTTGGGCAGAAACTGCTGATATTCCAGAAGATCAAAAAGTTCCTTTTACACTTACTCCCGAGATTAAGGAAATGATACGTACATTTATGTATCGCTTTGCAAAAGAAATTATTGAAACAGAATACAACTATAGATTCCGCCACTTGCACAATACTACTGAACTAGAACAAGCAAGTTGGGAAATACAGAAACACGAAGCTCGTGAGTGGTTAACTTATGCTGATGATCCTGCACACATAACACCATTCCTTGACTATCTTGCTGTACAAAGATCAATGGATAAAACTACTCTTGCAAATAAAATTTTAGAAAAATCTGAATCGTACAACGATAAATTATCTACTATGCTAGTTGAATACCAAACACTTATTAAGCAGTTTAAAAACTCAGGTAGTATTTGGAATATAAACATATTATACGAAAAATACCTTGGTATTATGATGCCAGCGGCACAGGCTATGTCAATGGGACTTATGGATGTAGGCGGTGTACGTATATTTGAAGATCCAGATACTGGCGCAACAATGGTAGATCAGAACAATCCGAAATTTGGTAACAAGCTCAATTTCTAACTCTTAGAAGTAAGTTCTTAGTAAATAAGTATAGTCAAAAGACTAACTATTTCTTAGGAGAAAAAAATGAGTGAACAAGCAAATAATGCTGAGAAGAATAATGCCAATGCGCATATGGCATTAGAAACAAGAGTAAATCCATACGATGGATTTGAAGAATTCTTTGAGTTATCAGCCCAAGACAGTAAAATACTGGACGGTGCGTTAAACTTAAACAGTGGACAGTCAGCATATCAGTCAGAGCATTTTGTTGCTGACTCGCAACTTACCCCATATAGAAAATTAAAACAGTGTTTGTTAGAATTAGAAACAAGACACCACTCTTGGCATAATATCAACAACAGTTTAAAACGTAAACTAGTTGAAGTTAAGATTGCAAAAAGAGATTACGAAGCATGTCCAGATGATCTACAAAAAGAACTAATTGCAGTTGATATTGAAGACATGGAGCATGACGTTAAAGTATGGAACCGTAAAATTAAACAAGCGGCAGAAGAAGTAAACACATACTTAAACTTGACAAAGAAAATTGCAGGTGATGATGACGAGTTGTTAGACAAAGCAATGACATACGACCATGAAGAAGAAAGAAAATATTGGGTAACACGTATGGCTAAACAAGCGGCTATGGACATGGTATCCTACGGACGCATTGGCTCAGGTAACATGGATTCAATTGCTATGATGCCAGAGGAAGATCAAATCGAAGCATTAGCAACTACTATACAGTATAATGAAAGATTACAGAATGGACTTGCACAAATTGCAGGTGCAGTTAATGAAGGCCTTTTAGAAAATAAAAATGCTATTCCAAACTATGATGTACCAAGTGTAACAGATAAGTTAATGGCAAAAGAAATTTTAAGCGGCAAAGGCAAAGACAAGGAATCAAATGTTCAGCATACCCCTGAATCCAAAACTGGACCGGAAACAGTTTGAAGAATTCTATCAGTTTCTGATTGATCATAAAAGTTTAATATACGATGTATACATAACTACTCGTATACCTCCTTTTGATCAGGATGCGATGGGAGATATTTTTGTAAATGACCCGAATGACTTGATTGAAAACTCACTCATTATTCAAGACAAGTTAGGCATTCCAGTGTCTGCTACATTTAACAATACTCTTGTGCGTCCTGATCAAAAGAACTTAGATTTATGGATTGAAAACTTTAAAAGTTTATATCACCATAAAGGTATTAGATCTGCTACTATCCCACATACACATTGGGTTATGACAGGGCAAATACAAAAAGAGTTCCCGCAATTAATGATTAAGAATACTATATTACGTGAAGTAAACACTGCCGCCGATGTTGCAAAACAAGCAGAAGCAGGGTTTAATTACATTAATATTGATAGAGATCTAGTACGTGATAGAGATACTTTAAGAAAAATAAAACAAGTTAAAGAAAAGTATAATGTTAAGATAGCAATACTAGGCAACGAAGGTTGTGTAGGTAGTTGTCCTGTAATGCCAGAACATTTTGAATTTAATAATTCAAGAACGTCAACAGGTCCACAATATTTTAATGATGCTATTAGTCGTATAAGTTGTCCTAAGTGGGATATTACAGAACCAGTAACAGCATTAAAAACAGCAAACATTCCGCCTTGGAGACAAGACTGGAAAGAGATGTTATACTATGTTGATGTTATTAAAATGCATGGCAGAGAAAGTGTAGCACAATTATTTTCTACAATGGATATTGTTAAGAAGTTTGCAAAAGAAGAAGAAATATTATTTTCTGATTTTGATGAATACATTTACGATAAAAATTTAGAAGGTAAGCCCATCCAAGCATGGAGAGAATTTATTAAGAATTGTAAGTTTGATTGTTGGGATTGCAATAAATGCGATAACTTATATGAAGCAAAAAATGGCAAGCCTCAAATAACAATTAAAAATATAATAGTGGAGTCGATATGTGGCGCATACACGGACTAACAAGTCATAAAGTACAAATGCTACTAAATCAGTTATGTCGTTGCGGCCAATCTTATTTAGAAGTAGGATGCTATTTAGGTGCAACAGCGGCTGCCGCACTAGACGGTAATAAATTAAAAGCATACTTTGTAGATCATTGGGAAGAACAAGTACAACCCTTAAGAGATGATTTACCGCCTTTGCCAGAGAATAGTAAAGAAGACTTTGTTAAAAATATCAAATACTATAGAGGTGAAAACAAAATTAAAGTATTTGATTCAGACTTGTTTGATGTAGATCTTGACCAAATTGATCCTATTGATATTTTCTTTTATGATGGTCCTCATGGCCCGGAAATGACGTTTAATGCTATAAAGTACTATGCAACAGTACTAGCTGATCAAGCTATAATAGTAGTAGATGATGCTAATTTTGAAGGTAGCGTTCAAGGAGCTAAATCTGCAATTAAAGAGCAGGGTTTTAACATATCATTTGAACGCCTTATACTTGAAGAAGAGCCTGAAAATGCTGAGGGCTGGTGGAACGGAGTTTTGATATTAGGTGTCTCTCGTACTTCACTTTCTAAATAAATACAATATAAGTTTAGGAGATTACAGTGGCAGGATCAAGTTCAGCACCAATTGTTGATAGATTAAGAATCATACCAAGAGCAGACGACTTTCTTGATAGAAACGTTGGCTCTAGTGGAGAAGTATTCTTTTCAAGAGACACAAACACATTAAGAGTTTACAGTGGTAAAGACGTATCAGGCTTTGAAATAGCAAGAGCTGATTTAAACAATGTAGACTTAACTTCATTTTTACAAACATCTACTTTAGCAACTACAAGTGTATCAGCACTAAGTGATGTAAATTACGTATCTACACCTACAGTAGGACAAATACTATCTTGGGACGATACTTATCAAGCATTTATACCAACAGATGCTGACTTGTCAGGTGGTAATTCATCTATTGATGTATCAGAAACTGCACCAACAACACCAGCATCAGGTAACTTATGGTTAAACACTGCTACAGGTAAATTATACATTTACATTGATGATGGTACAAGTACACAGTGGATTGAACCAGCAACAACCGGGGGCGGTGGCAGTAGTAATGCTATTACACTTGCAGGACAATCAGCAAGTTATTATTTAGACTATAACAACGTTACTAACACACCAACTATTCCAACTAATATTAATAGTTTAAGTGATGTAACAGCAACAGGCCCGTCAGATGGACAAATATTAAAATGGAGTACATCAAATAGTGCATGGGAATTAGCAAGTGATCTTGTAGGTGGCGCAGGCGGCGTACAACTTTCAGACTTTAGTATTACTGCAAATGCAGTAGGAACAGCCGCACTATCATATGATAATACAACAGGTGTGTTTACATATACACCACCAGACTTAACTTCTTATCTAACAAGTTATTCAGAAACATCAGGCTTAAATGATGTTGTTTCTAGAGGATCAACTACAGCACAAGCAGTAACTATTAACAATACATTAACAGTAGGAAACGTAGTTACAAACGGTTCAGGTACACCAGAGATAGTAAGTACAAGTACTATTACACTAGACGCTCCAGACGGAACTATAGTGCAGAGCGGTCCATTTAGATTGCCAAGTTTTACTACAGCACAAAAGAATGCTCAATCATCAGTTAACGGTGATATGGTATACGATAGTACACTTAACAAAGCTCAAGTGTATGAAAACGGTGCGTGGGCTAACTTAGCATAATGGAAAAAGAATACGCAGTCATAGTTAGACGTGATCAAAATATTAGCGAAGTAGAAGCTGATATTATTGCTTCTACAGGAAGTGGTCCAATACCTAACAGAAGCGTAGAAGTTGCTAACCCTAGAATTGGTTCAACTCGTATAACACATTTTATGCTTACTGATGAAGAAGCAAACGAATTATCAACAGATCCAAGAATACTAGCAGTAGAGATACCACCTGATCAAAGAGACGATATTGAAATAGGTCTTAATTCTAGACAAGCAGGTAATTATTGGAGAGGAACATTTAACAGTGCTAATGATCTTAATTGGGGACTTAGGCGTTGTATAGATGCAACAAATCAATATGGTACAAGTACAACAATATCCGGAGACTACCTTTATACATTAACAGGTGCTGGCGTTGATATTGTAATACAAGATAGCGGTATACAGCCAGGACACCCTGAATGGGAAGATGAAAACGGTGTTACTAGACTAGTACAACATGATTGGTATGGAGTAAGTGGAATAGCAGGAACACAAAATGCAAACCACTATAGAGATAGAGATGGACACGGTACACACTGTGCAGGTATTGCCGCAGGTAAAACATATGGTTGGGCAAAACATGCAACTATATATTCACAAAAATTAGCAGGATTAGAGTTAATAGGTGCTACTGATGGTACTGGTATTCCTGTTGCAGATGCATTTGATAGTATTAGATTATGGCACAATAATAAAGTAAGCGGCAAACCAACTGTAGTAAACATGAGTTGGGGATATAGAAATACTTCAACTGTTGATCCTTCAAGCGGAACATACAGAGGAACTCCGTGGACATTTACAACACAAACTGATGCAGAGTTATTTACAGACTACGGTATAGTTACACCTAACGGAGATGGTAACAGAACATTCCCTGCACAAAATGCTTTTGCTGATGCAGAAGTTGAAGATATGATCGATGCTGGAATTCATGTTGTTATTGCCGCAGGCAATGATAGTTACAAAGCAGATGTTTCAACAGGCACTGATTGGAATAACTTTGTTTCTGTAAGCGGAATATCAAGACTATATCATAGACCCAGTTCACCGTATTCTGACAGAGCATTTAATGTTGGTAATATTAGTTATGTTACTAATGGCGGTACTGATCAATCAGCAAATTCTAGTAAAAAAGGACCTGGTGTAAACATATGGGCACCTGGTACTGAAATAATGAGTGCATCAAGCAACGAAGCTGATTCTGGATATACAACTTATGATTATCCAGATAACAGTAGTTACAAAATTATGAAAATAAGCGGTACGTCAATGGCGGCACCTCAGATAGCAGGACTAGCGGCATTACACTTACAAGCAAATTCATTACAAACACCAGAACAATTAGTTACATTAATGACTAGTGTTAGTAAAAGTGTAGTTTATGAAACAGCAAATAATGATTCAGATTATGATAATACTAGAAGTATTTTAGGTTCACCTAATAGAATGATGTTTAGTAGATACGGCGTAGAACGTCCGTACAGAACAAATGGATCTATGACTTTTACCAATTCACTAGCAGTGTTAAATGAAGACGGACCTCAATTAGAAACTAATGCTTGGCTAGATGACAATGGTACAAATGTAGCAGTATCTAGTATTGTATCAGGAATTGCTATTCAAGTTAACGCTGTACTTGCAAGCAACCCAGCAACACCATTTAATATACAAGGACGTCTAAGCGGCGCTACAACAACTGTATCTGCTGTAAGTGCTAACACAGGAACTGTATTAGAACTAGACGTTAACAACTCATTCGGATTTCAAGTAGGAGAAGGGCTGAACATTATTGCATAAATATTGTAACAGCAAGGATTAATATATGGCTTTAAATTTTCCAGACGCACCTAATGCAGACGATACTTATACTGAAGGTAGTGTAACCTGGGTATATGACGGCACTGTATGGAACATACAAGCAGGCGCGGCATCATCAGATCAAAACTTGTTTGCAACAGTTAATGCAGATACAGGAACAGTAACAGCATCTAATACAACTGATGCATTAACGGTTGCTGGCGGAACAAACGTAACTACTGCTATTGTTGGAAAGACACTTACTATTAATTCTAGTGCAGTAGGCGGCTCGTCAGATGTTATTAAAACAGTTACTACTGATGACGGATCATTTACAGCAAGTGGAGAAGCTACTTTACAAATTTTAGGTAGAACAAATATTTCTACAGAGCTTACTACTAATACAAACGAATTACATATTGATTTAGATGCACACAGTATTGACTTTTTAAGTGATGTTGATACAACAACTTCTGCACCAGCAGTTGGACAAGTATTAAAGTGGGATGGCACACAATGGGCACCAGGCTTTGACTCTACAACAGGCGGTGGCGGTACTGATGCAGATACTTTTGACGGATTTGACAGTACTTACTTTTTAAACTATAATAACTTAACCAATACACCAACTGTTGCTACACTATCAGACTTTAGTGTAGGCAATGAAAGAACAGCAGACGGTAACGGTGCTATTGAATATGATAATACAACAGGTGTGTTTAGATATACACCACCAACGCCCGGCGGCATTGGAGCATTAAGTGCAGAAGTAAATGATTTATCAGCGGCAGTTGTTTGGGACGATGTACCAGATGCAAATATTACACAATCAAGTGTTACACAACACCAAGCCGCACTAAGTGTAACAGAATCACAAATTACTGACTTGGGCAGTTATATTACAGACTACACTGTAGTTGCTAGTGACTTAAATGCTATTAGCGTAGGCGCACTTAGTGATGTTGATCTTACTGGAGTTGGTAACGGAGAAGTGTTAGCATGGAACAATACTAACAGTAGATTTGAACCAACATCTCCTGCAGGATCAGGCGGTATTGCATTAACAGATTTAAGTGTAACAGCAAATGCGGCAAGCGGTACAGGCGCACTTGTGTATGATAATACTACTGGAGCATTTACTTATACACCACCTGCGGCAGGCGCAACTGAGATTAACGATTTAAGTGATGTTACTATTGCTTGGGTTGGTAACTTACCATTAGATAATAAAGGACAGTTATTAAGTTGGACTGGTAGTACATTTATTAACTACACAGGTACTACTATTGATAAGATTACAGAAAACACATTAGTAGAATTTCAAGTTGGTAATGTAGGTACACAGTCTTATAATTTCTTTCCACACTATTCAGGACAAAATCCAACGATATATGTAATGTCAGGTACAACAGTTTCGTTTAAATTAGACGGAGCCCAAGGACATCCATTTGCTATACAAGATCCTACAGGAACTACAATTACAGATGCTACACAAATTTTCCATGTACAAACTAATGGTAATAAAACTACTGGCTCATTAGCACAAGGTAGATCAGAAGGTGTATTGTATTGGAGAATACCTGAAACTTATTCAGGTGGTTATAGATATCAGTGTACTGCTCACCCTGCTATGGTTGGATCAATTCAAATAAAAAGATTTAGTCAAATTTAAGTAGACTATTTAACTCACGTCTTAGATCAACAGTTTCTTTAATAAGAGAATTAATATTAGCTAGTTTAGCATGTCCTCTACTAGACGAATGTACTGTATCTATATTTTTTATTTTATCTTTAAGAGTTGCAAGTAACTGTTCGCAATGTAGTTTTCCTTTTGAATTAGTTACTTGTGTAATTGCTTGTTCCCAACGCAGAATATCTTCTACATAGTCGTTATGCTGTGCTAGTGTGCGCAAGTTCTTCTCCTGTTGGAGTTAAGTTATATATGTCAGCATCATCGTCAATGTCGCCAACTTCAGTAAAACTACCACTAGGACTTAGACATTCAATACTTGCAGGCATAAGTGCCGGTATATTAAATACTTGTCCTTCTTTTAAATTTGATTCAAATAATGCGCCTGTTGCAGTATCAATGTAATTAAGTTTAAAATTACCATCATTAATAAACCAACTTTTATTTTTAACTTTATGAAAGTGCATACTAGTTTTATTAGGTTTGTTAAAGCCTACAATTTTACTATAGTATGAATCTGTTTTAGCCCATGTTGCTTCGTAACCATAGGATGTTTGTTTTACATTTTCTGTCATTTATTCCTCTAGTAAATCTATAACTTGAAATACTGTTTCTAATTTAGAAAGGTTAGTTTTATTTTGTAGTGTATTACGTAGCCCTTGATGTAACGTCTTTGGCCAACACCCAAAATCAACCCATGCATACCCACTGTGTTCTTGATTAAGAATAGGAATAAACTCTCCTGTACAGCATACAAGGTATGTATGAAAATTAAACTTTGCATCATTAGATACAAAAGTTTCTAAAGGAATAGTTTTTACAATAGGAGTTGTTTCAGTTACTTCTTCGGCAATCTCTCTTTTGAGGGCTTCAAATGGTGTTTCACCGTTTTCGCTACCACCGCCAACAAGTCCCCAAGTACCGGCAGTCTTACCACCAGCTCTATGTAAAAATAAAAAACGTTTAGTGTCAAGAGCATAGAATAGTGCTCCACTACAAATTATCTTGTTCATACTAGTAATTAGCCGTCTAGTTTAATTGACCAGTCACCTTTGGCATATTCACCGTCTACACTTAGTAGCCATTGATCGCCGTCCCAGTAGTATTGTACACCTGTATTAAGATTTGTAGTATATAAAGTAGTAATTACTTCATCGTTGTATATAAGTTTATCAGCACTTGCATCAAATACTATTTGCCATGCAGTGCCATCCCATTCAATAATATCATTGGAGTTTGCAACAAAGTCTGTTCCGTTTGCATTTTTCCAAGCATCAGCACCATCTGTATTTGTTGTGCTACCAATGCTACCTAATATTAATAGTCTTAGTCCTGCTACTTTAGCAGTAGTTGGGTCATAACGTAACGGATCAATAATAAAGTCTATACTTGAATGTTGATTTGCATTACGTGCAGGGCCTTGTACAGTGCTGTTACTAGGCAATGTATCTTTATCAAAGTCAATTGTAAGTTTAGTTTCGTCTAATGGATTAACAGTAATACGTCCTGCAAGCATTCCGTTTATATCGGGCTTTCTAAAGTATGCAATACTTAACCCTGCTCTATAAGATCCTAATAATGCATCAAAATGGTCTCCCCATTTTATATTACTAGGCAATCCGTTTTTAAGAATTTGTGCTTGTCCATTTAAAATTAATATTCTATGTTGTGTATAACTTTTTACTACTTCTTTAGCATGTCTAGTTTTTTGTTTTCTTGGATTCATTATACCGTCACCGTCACTAGGTGCCGCACCTGTATCAACAACATTAGTAGTGTTATCTAATGTATCTTGTACAACAGTTTCAGTCATTCCGCCCATACTAAACAAATTAGTACCTTGTAACATCTGTTCAAAATCAACATATCCGTCACCGTCAAAGATACTAGTAACAATATTTGTAATAACGCCTAAACGTTTTACTTTTGCTGGAGGACTAATATAAATTGGAGTACTAAATGTCATTGATCCAACATCTATTTCGCTGTCAACACCTGTTGGTATTGAACGACTACTAAAGTTAACACTATCAAGCATAATAGTTGTTAAACTAGTCCAGTCTAAATAGTTGTCAGTTGTTTGTATATCTAAACTTGGATTAAAGAGCATTAATATTTGCTCCATAATTTGTAATTTCATATCTGTGTTTGTTGACCATAGATCAACATTTACAGTTAGCCTATATGGTGTTGGCATTAAACGTTCTACAGTATATTGTTTACCTGCTTGATCAGTATAGTCGCCTGCACCATCTTTTGCACGTTCTCTAATATGTCTTTTGTTTACATAACTAGAATCACTAGTACGATCTCTATCTAGTTCTAGTCCTGTAATATAAACAGCCATACGTGGCGCACTAGGTATTTTATTTTCTGAATTGTCTCTTAATATTGAGCCTACTTGTCTAGTAAGATCTCCGTACAATACAGGTACTTGCTTTTCAGTACCATCACCTGTTTGGTAGCTAAAGTTACTGAACAGACGCATCATCTGTACAAGATACTTTCTTATTTGTCCGTCATAAAAATGTTCAGCCATTAGTTATCTGCCTTAGGTTTTAATACTTGTGAAAGAGCTTGACGTTGTTGTGTTCTTTCATTGTAAAGTGTTATTGTGTGCAGTCCTGCATTTTTAATAGCAGTAGCACTTGGTAAAGTTAATTTTACAAGTTGTGTACTGCCGTCTTGACTTGTATATGGCTTTAGTATTCCAGGATAGTTAGTAGCACTATTCATTGGATAGTCTACAACTGCATAACTAACCATTTCGTTGCCATCTCTATTGTCGCTAGTATATTCTATTTTTATATATTTTGCTGACATATCAGCAATGTCTGTTAGCAACTCAGTTTGTCCAACTGTTAATTGCATAAAGTCTGTTGCTATTGGAGTATCGTATAGATAAGTGTCTACATCATTAATAAACGATCCTCTTAGTGTATCTTTAGTTCCGTTATTCATTGGAGCTCTCTTAACATCGTGTACTTTTATCCAACGATTTTTTTCGTATCTAAATAACCTTTGAGGTAAAAAGTCTGTTCGCATAAAATAGTCACCGTCTACAGAGTTAACTGGAAAACTTATACCACTACCAAATTGACTTCCGTTAGGTGCAAATTCGTCACCTATTAATAGTCCATCATATCCGTGTCCTCTAGGTGTTGCTTTGTCAGTTATTGTACTGCCATCATCAGCAACCTGTTCTACTGCGGCTCTACCTGTATCTTCATCTACTGCAAGTGTATATAATGCTGTATCTGTATCATACCCGCTTTTAGGAGTATTAGTATTTGCTTCTGCAACTACAGCATTGTTAACATTCATTTCTGCTTCGAATGTTGATAATACATCACGTAATGTACCATCTTCTGGATAGTCTTCACTTGCTGGTAAGTCAAGTATATCTTTGTACTCTTGACTGTCTACTATTTGTTTTAATTTAAGTCTATATAAGTGTGGATACCAAGTTGGTGAAAAGCCTTCTGCGGCTCTATTAATATCTTCAATAACATAAAAACGCTTTAGTGCTACACTAAAATCATTCATTGCATATTCATCTTTTAAATGAGGAAGTTCTATAACATCGCCGGGCATAAGTTTACGCCCAACTGTTTGTACTGACGTATTAATATGTACAGTCATAAACAATGTATCATTACTTAAGAACAAACCAAATTGGCTTAGATCAAAGTCAATGTCCTGTACATTGTAAATACCTCTGATAGTGTAGATGTCTTTATCATACTTTCTATCTCTATTTTCTAAAAACAACATATCTTGGATCTGTGTATGATCCTTTTCTGTTGTTCCGTCATTCGTACCGATATACTTATGGACAAACAGGTCTGTCCCTCCAATATCGAACATTTCATTTATCTGGCGGTCTAAGAATTGAAAGTCTTTTCCGCGTTCTGGTTTATATAAACTTAACTTTGGCATATACATATTTATCGTAACGATAGTAACTACGATAAATACTATGACGGAGAAACTATAATGGCAGTTAACCAAACACAAAAACAAGCAATATTTGACTATGTAAACGCCTTTCTGGGCGGCGGTATGGTTGATGTAGAACTGGATCCAATCCACTACGAAACTGCTTTATCTAAAGCACTTAGTAAATTTAGACAAAGGTCTGATAATTCAGTTGAAGAATCTTACTTGTTTATGCCCACTGTAGTTGATCAAAACGAATATGTACTACCAAATGAAGTAGTTGAAGTACGTAAACTGTTTCGCAGAAGCATTGGTTCAAGACCTGCTACATCTGCATCAGGTGGTCCTATCTTTACTACATCACATGTTGCTACAGTTTCAAAAAATCAAACATTTGCTACAAACTATAATTTAAATTCTATTGCAACTGTTGTTGTAAAAGTAAATGGTGAAGCAACTACTGATTATGCAATTGATTACGTAACTAGAACAATAACTTTTAACTCTGCACTAGCAGTTGGTGCTGTTGTTGGAATAGAATTATATGAATCAGGAGAAGCAGGCGGCGGATCATTGTTTGAACCGTTTAACTTAGCATACACAAATGCATACCTATTATCAAGTTCAAACATGGGCGGACTAGCAACATACGATATGTTTAGTCAGTACCAAGAATTAGTAGGCAGAATGTTTGGTTCGTTTATAGAATTTAAATGGAATACTACAAGTAAAAAATTAACATTACTACAACGTCCAAGAGCCGAAGAAGAAATATTAATTTACGCATACAACCATAGACCAGATAGTGAACTACTTAGTGACTATCTTGCCAATCAATGGATCAAAGATTATACACTAGCAAGTTGCAAATACATGCTAGGCGAAGCACGTAGTAAATTTGCTACAATCGCAGGACCACAAGGCGGTTCAGCACTTAACGGTGATGCATTAAAAGCAGAGGCCGCGGCTGAAATGGAAAAACTTGAAATGGATGTAATTAACCAAGTTGCTGGTGGCGTAGGTTACGGATTCACAATAGGCTAAAAACCCCCCAAGTTAACGCTAACGATTTTGGTTCCTTGTAAATACAATATGTAACAAGGAGAAGTCATGTGTTCACCATTTGTACGTAAAGAGGCTAACCGTCTTAACTGGTTAATTAAAGGAAAACTTATTGATAGATCCTGGAGCGATCAAGAAGTTGAAAGAACCTACGATTCATATTTTAAAAGACTTTGGGGCAATAACGAAAGAGCACAATACGGCGCTACAGGTTTTGAAGCCGCATATAAAGCTCGTGAAGCTGAAATATTATCAGAAGAAATGAAGTCAGTTGCCAATTTAGGTTACGATTAAGGTTGACAAGCACTAATATAGAGTATATACTTTAAAGATACTTAAAGGAGTTTATATTAGTGTTACCTAAATTACTAGTTGTTGGGCATGGTCGTCACGGCAAAGATACTGTATGTGAAATGTTAGAAGCATACGGATATACATTTCAATCATCAAGTAAATTTTGTTCAGAACTTTTTATCTATAATGATTTGAAAGATCAGTACGGATACGCTGACGAAGAAGAGTGCTATGCAGATAGGCATAACCATCGTACTGAATGGTATGATATGATACACAACTATTGTAGCAAAGACTTGGCTCGTTTAGGGCGTAACTTATTTGATCAACATGATATCTACTGTGGACTACGTAACAAGCGTGAATTCTTTGCAATGCAAAATGAACAAATATTTGACCACGCTATTTGGGTAGATAGAACAGATCATTTGCCTTTAGAAAATTATAAGTCTATGAGTATTGAACAATGGATGTGTGACTACACTATTGATAATAATGGCACACTAGATAGGCTACAAAAAAATGTTGATGTGCTTATTAAAACAATATTTAAAAATCGGGGACTAAGTCACCCTGCTTCCACACAACTCCCTCTTTTTGCAGAATTCTCTGACAGTTAGCACATATTGTTTTTAAGTTTTGTGGACGGCAGTTTTCTAAATTTCCGTCTATATGAAACACATTAAATTGTTCTGAGTGTTTAGATTTATAATTACACTTCTCACAACTACTCTTTTTTTCATAACCTCTTTGTTTCCACTTAGGTATTCCGTGGCCTGCTCCATTACGTAAGCAACGCTCACACAATGATCTATAGTAAGTTCTATCATCTTTTTTATAGTTTATAGCCGCAGGACGCTGTCCGCATTTGCATAAAGGTCTCATACTGTATTTACCTCACCTTTTCGGTACCTTTTTTTAGGGTATATTACAGGTGAATTATTCTTAAACTGCTAAATAACTATAACAAAGACTCATTCATTATTAATAGGAGAAATATAATGGCACTAACATCACCAGGAGTACAGGTTAGCGTAGTAGACGAAAGTTTTTACACACCCGCTGAACCAGGTACAGTACCAATGATATTCGTTGCCACCGCCGCAAATAAAACAAATGGCGCTGGTACGGGTATTGCTCCAGGATCACTGAAAGCAAACGCAGGTAAGCCTTACTTACTAACATCACAGCGTGACCTTACAGAGACATTTGGAGACCCAGTATTTTATACTGATACAAATAACAATCCAATACATGCAGGCGAACTTAACGAATATGGTTTGCAAGCGGCTTACTCATTATTAGGTGTAAGCAACAGAGCATTTATTGTAAGAGCAGATGTTGACTTAGGCGCTTTACAAGCAACAGCAGATGCCCCAAGCGGTGCACCAGCAGATGGCGCACTTTGGACAGATACTGCATCAACAGCATTTGGTATTTTTGAATGGAATGGTGCGGCAGCATCGACAACAGGCGGACAGAGCTTTGCAGTTAAAACTCCTATTGTAATAACAGACGCAACAAAAACAAGCGGCTCAACTCCATATACACCAAAAGGTTCAGTAGGCGCAATAGGCGACTATGCTATAACTGCTGGCTTATCAACAATTTACAGAGTATGGTACAAAAACACTTCAGGTAACTGGGTACAAGTTGGTTCATCTACATGGACAGGAACTACACCAAGTGCAACTGGATCAGTTGTTGTAACAGGCGGTACAACATTATTAGATTCCGATACTTTAGTACTTGATATAGGTGGTTCTAACTATACACTAACAGCGGCGACCAGCGGTGGATCAGCTACTTCATTAGATGATATAGTTTCAAACAGTAACACAGTACTTTCAGGTACAGGTGTTAGTGTAGCAAACCTTAACAGTCAATTAGTAATTTACAATGATGGTTCAGTAGACACACAAATTACTCTTGCAGAAGGTGCTGGTTCTCCAGGACTTGCAGAGAAATTAGGCTTTACAGTTGGAAACTTTGATATTCCAGCATTAGCAATTGATCCACATACAAGTGTTCCACAATGGAAGTCAACAGGCTCAGGTCAAGTTGCTCGTCCAAGTGGAAGTGTATGGCTAAAAACTACAGAACCAAACAGTGGTGCAAGATGGAGAGTAAAATCTTACAATGCAGACACAGCACTTTGGGACTTAGTAGACGCACCAATATACGCTTCAAATCAAAGTGCATTATATGCATTAGATAAAGCAGGCGGCGGCGCTAACTTAGCAAAAGACGCATTGTACGTACAATCTAACTTTACAGAAGCATCAAGCAAATTAGGTGATTTTGTATTATTTAAAAGAGCGGCGGCAGGTGCAACTACAATTAAAACTGCAGAAATAGCAACTCAACTTTCAGCAGTTGCATATACATTTAAAATAGCAGAAAGTGTTGTAGGTAGTGCGGCATTAGCAACAGCAAGAGAAGTAGCATTTACTGCAACAGGTGCAAGTACTGACGCCGACGAAATGGCAGACGGTATTAACAGCGCAGGCTTTACTAATATTGTTGCTTCAGTAGATTCAACTAACAAAGTTGTAATTGAACACAAATTAGGTGGCGACTTTAGACTTGACAATGGTTCAGGTACAAGCCCACTTACATTAGTAGGTTTAACTAACGCGGCAACTAACGTATATGACGCTCCAACAGGTGATTCAACTAATGAACTAGTTGCTTCAAACTGGATGCCAGTAACATCAAGTGCTTCACAAGTGTACGTAGCATCAGCTAACGCACCAACAAGCACAACAGCAGATGGTACATTATGGTACAGCAGTGTTATTGACGAAGTTGACATGATGGTACACAATGGTACAACATGGGTTGGTTATAAAACATTATACGGTTCAAGTAACGGTACAACAGTATCAGCAACACAACCAAGTACTCCAGCAGATCAGGATCTTTGGGTTGACACATCAGACTTAGAAAACTATCCAACAATTTACCGTTGGAACAATGGTGCTCAAGAATGGCAGTTAGTTGACAAATCAGATCAAACTACTGAAGATGGTGTATTGTTTGCAGATGCACGTTATGGTACAACAGGCGGAACAACAACAGTTGCTCCAACAGGTACTATTACAGACTTATTAACAAGTGACTACTTAGACCCAGATGCTCCAGATCCAGCACTTTACCCACGTGGTATGCTACTTTGGAACACACGCAGAAGCGGCTTTAACGTTAAGAAATTTGTACGTAACGCAATTGATGTTACTGCTGATAACGCAAGAGCAGGTGATGCATCAATGGCAAGTTACTATCCACACAGATGGCAAACAGAGTCAGCTAACCAAGAAGATGGTTCAGGTAGCTTTGGACGTAAAGCACAGCGTAAAGTTGTTGTACAACAGTTACAGGCTACAATGAATAGTAACGATGACATTAGAGATGACGAATCAAGAATCTTTAACTTGATGGCAACTCCAGGTTATCCAGAGCTAATTGGTGAAATGGTTTCACTAAACTTTGATAGAGGATTAAGTGCATTCATCGTAGGTGATTCACCAGCAAGATTAACATCAGACGCTACTTCATTAAATGAATGGGGTCAGAACGTTGCATTAGCAGTTGAAGATAACGATGACGGACTTGTAAGCAGAGATGAATACTTAGGTGTATTTTATCCATGGGGCTTTACAAGCGACAACGCAGGTAACAATGTAGTTGTTCCACCAAGTCACATGATGCTAAGAACTATTGCGCTAAGTGACCAAGTTAGCTATCCATGGTTTGCACCAGCAGGTACAAGACGTGGCGGCATTACAAATGCTACAGCAACAGGGTTTATTGATAACGAAGGCGAATTTAATTCAATAGCATTAAACGAAGGACAACGTGATACACTTTATGCAGTAAGCGTTAACCCAATTACATTCATTAACGGCGCAGGCTTAGTTGCATATGGTCAAAAGACTCGTGCAAGAGGTGCAAGCTCATTAGATAGAATTAACGTAGCACGTTTGGTAATTTACTTACGTGGACAGTTAAACAAATTAGCTAAACCATATATCTTTGAACCAAATGATAAGATCACACGTGATCAGATCAAACAGGCCGCAGAGAGCTTATGTTTAGAGTTAGTTGGTGCAAGAGCATTATATGACTTCTTAGTTGTATGTGACGAAAGCAACAACACTCCAGCTAGAATTGATCGTAACGAGCTTTACTTAGATATAGCGATAGAACCAGTCAAAGCAGTAGAGTTTGTTTACATTCCACTACGTTTGAAAAATACTGGTGAGATAGCAGGCTTGTAAAGATGATAAATATATATAACAAATTAGGAGCAAAGTAAATGGCTATTTCATCATTATCAAAAATCACAGTTCCATTAGCTTCGGATGCAAGTAACTCTACCCAAGGGTTACTTATGCCAAAACTCCAGTATCGCTTTAGAGTGTCACTGGAAAACTTTGGTGTAAGTGCAGGCGAAGTTACTGAACTAACAAAACAGGTTCAGGATGTTACTAGACCAAACGTAAGCTTCGAGACAATGACTGTTGACGTATACAACTCAAGAGTTTATCTTGCAGGTAAACATACCTGGGAAGCTATTACACTTACTTTAAGAGACGATGCTACTGGTGCTGTACAAAAACTAGTTGGTGAACAACTACAAAGACAGTTCGATTTTATGGAACAGTCAAGTGCGGCAAGCGGAATTGATTATAAGTTTGTAACTAGAATTGAAATTCTAGACGGTGGTAACGGTAACTACGCACCAGAAACATTAGAAACTTTTGAACTATACGGTTGTTACTTAGAAAGTGCAAATTACAATTCATTAGCATACAGTGCTAACGAACCAGTAACAGTTGCATTAACAGTTAAGTACGACAATGCTATCCAAACATCAGGCGCAAGCGGTGGTGGAGTAGGTACTGCTATTGGAAGATCAGTAGCGGCTATAGCAAGTACAACTGGCGCAAGCTAAGTTACTTAATAGTACAACAAATTAGGATTAGGGGCTTCATTGCCCCTTTTTCATTTTATACGCAGTTAATAACATTGGATAAATATTAGTATGGCGAACATATTCAATGGATTCTTAGATAACTTAGTAAACGGCGCACTTAGTCCAAAGGGCGACATGGCCGACTATTCACATGCGGCACGTTTATTCACAGACGACAACTTTCGTTTAGCTCCCAAACAAAAGTTTCTATATCATGTAACACTTAATTTAAATGACAACGTAGTAAACAAAGTATTACCAGGTTGGGTTGGCAGACATACTAATGAAGTTAATATGCTTGTTAAAAGTGTAACTATGCCTAGTTATGATATAACAACTGAAACTAAGAACAAATACAATCGTAAAAAGAATGTACAAACACGTATAGATTATTCACCTGTAAATATTGTATTCCACGATGATAACAATAGCATAACAACACAGTTATGGACAGCATACTATAACTATATGTTTAGAGACGGTACATATGGTAGCAGAGATGGCGCAGGAGCACCAAATCAAAGTGCAAGACCATATGATAGATTTAATACGTACAAAGGTAGTACACAGAACGGTGACCGCTTTGGTTTAGATAACAATCAATACGAACCGTTTTTTACAAGTATACAAATATCACAGTTAGCAAGACATCAATATCTTACGCTAACATTAGTAAACCCAATTATTGAAAAATGGTCACACGATACACTTGATAATTCAGCAAGTGCTGAGCCTGTGCAGAATACAATGACAGTAGCATACGAAAGTGTATTTTATGCAGACGGTGCTGTTGTAGAAGGATCAACACCTAAAGGGTTTGCAACAGAACATTATGATTCAACACCTAGTCCAATTGCCGCAGGTAGTGGCGGAAGCCTATTTGGTAGCTCGGGTGTACTAGCAGGCGGTGTTAGTGTGCTAGGAGATTTAGCAGGCGGTAAAGCAGACTTAGGTACATTACTTACAGCGGCACGTACAGTTAAAAACGCTAAGAAACTTACTAAAGAAGGTTTGCGTAACGAAGCATATCAAGTTGCAGGACAAACTATTAGAACAGCAACAGGAACTAACGTAAGTGGACTTGCTAATACTAGTTTTCCAAAATCTGGTGGCAATGGTACACAAACAACTGAAGCAAAAGCAATTACAACTGTTAAGCAAAACAAACAAATAGATACAGCAGAATTACAAACAGCACTAGACAATAATGCAGAACTAAAAGACTTAGTTGCAGAAAGAGCTGTTGCAATTGGTGCAGTAAGTACACTAGCAGGGTATAATATAGGTAATGCCGCAGGACTTGGAGCGTACGATAACCTTACTGTAAACGAAAAAACAATAGTTAAAACAGAAGTTGATCAATTACTATCTAATGAAGATCCCAAGATGTTATCCATTACCAACTCCATAGTCACTAAATACAGAGAGTCACAAGCAGGCAGTAGTACTATTGCCGCACAAAAGAATCCATTAGGAAACGTATAATATGGCAAACAATTTACCAGCAGTTCCAGCACAAGATAGCGGTGCAGAAGTTAAAGAATTTTTCAATCAATACTTAACAGAAAAAACTTCTTATCCGGCAAATGATGTTGACGCAGTAATAGGCTTTTTTGAAAATAGAGGTTTCGAAAAATCAAGTGCTATTGCAGTAGGTACAGCAATCTTAAATCAAGCAAAAGTAGATGACATAAATGTGTTTGAACTTATTGATACACTAAAAGGTATTAACTCAACACAGATGAGTGATATCATTGCTAACGTACTAAACTACAGTAGAGAAAAAACAAGCACACTTGGATTTAAAGTAACTTCAAATTACGAAAAAATTGAAAAGCGAAACATCATATACTAAAATGCCATGGGAAGATTTGCACAGGGAAAATATAGTCTCAAAAATCCTGAGAAGTATATAGGTACAAAGACACCAACTTATAGAAGTAGTTGGGAGTTTACGTTTATGCGATTTTGCGACGAACACCCAAGTGTTGCTAAATGGGCAAGTGAAGCAATTAAAATTCCATATAAGAATCCATTAACCGGAAAGCATACAATATATGTTCCGGACTTCTTTATTGCATACGCAGACCGTAAAGGAAAGCAACGTGTAGAACTAATAGAAGTAAAGCCAGAGAATCAAGCAGTAAAAGAAAAACTAGGCCGTAGTAAACATAACCAGGCTTCTTGGGTAGTTAACCAAGCAAAATGGGAAGCCGCAAGGGCATACTGTAAACAAAAAGGTATATTCTTTAGAGTCATAACAGAAAAAGATATATTCCACACCGGTAAAAGACGATAAATAATAGTAGCATATAATGGTATAGGACACATGACCAAAAAACTAGAAGATTTACTCAACATGCCTGATTCAAAAGAAATTATACAACAGGCAGAGAAACAAGAAAAAGCACAAACAAAACACGAAGTAGCTCATGAAGATAGCTTTCGTGATATAGCAGAGTTTGATAAAATTACAAGCGCATTACCAGCTGTTAAAGGCTTAGGTGATAAAGCAGATAGTGAGTTAAATGAAATAGCAGATAAAGCACTTGAAGCATATGACGATTTAATGAATCTTGGTATGAATGTAGAAAGCCGTTACAGTGGTAGAGTATTTGAAGTTGCAGGCGGACTGCTTAAAACAGGACTAGATGCAAAAGTAGCAAAACTTAATAATAAGTTAAAAATGGTTGAACTACAACTTAGAAAAGAAAAGCAAGATAAAGACGGTGGCATTAGTGAAGACGGTATGATTACTGGAGAAGGCTATGTTGTAACAGATCGCAATAGCCTCTTAGAAAAGCTCAAAGGACTCGATAAGGATAAATAACTTATATAGGATGGATAATATGGAAACACGATTTCAAGAATTGCTAAACGAGTCTAAAAAGACTTATGCATTTAAAATAGGTATTGCAGGTGTTTTGCCTGAAGGTTGCGAAGAAAGCATCAAAACATGCTTACAAAAGTATGATGTTGCTAGTATGAGCAAAGGTAAAAAGACACCTATTACAGAGCGTCCATTAGATTTTCCACAGTTGGAAAACATGGAAGTTACTTACTTTGAAGTCGAACTTAACTATCCTTCCACACAACAAGTTTTACAAGAGTATATTGGACAGTGCTGTAGCATAGACCAAGCACATATTATTGTAAGAAATCCATTAGAGATGCAAGAGAAATATCAGGAAATGCCTGAGGACAATGTATATCAAGCAAAGTTAACAACAGAAGACATGGGTGGCGAAAGCGCACAAGACTCAGTTGGTGAAAACAGAGTAATGGAATTATTGAAAGAACTTGAAAAAGTAAAAACAGAACGTGAGCACGATCCAAGTGCGGCGGTATCGGAGACAAACTAATGAATATGAAAAAGTTAATAGAGTCGATTGATGTTGCACAGGAAGGCTTACCAATGCCTATGCCTAGTACAGCACCTGAGATGGACAAAGGTAACCCAGTAACAATGAATGTATCAATGAATGCAAGCGGCAAAGAACATGTTGCAGATTTAATTGATATGATGAAAAACGCAGGCATGGAAGGCGCAAAAGAAGTTGACGCTGACATTATGCCAATGCGTAGAGATATGGAAAGACTACGTGATATAGTTAAAGGTCCAGACATGGAAAAAGACATGGATGATCTTAAACCAGGCATGCAAGATGAGCCATGTGATAATTGCGGTAAGCAACATGTTGGTGCAAGTAGTTGTAATGATGACATTGAAATGGATGACGAAGCAGTTGCAGACGAAGCATATGCTAACGAGCCAGATGAAAAATACAGTGCAATAGACGATGTAATTAATTCAGGCGATGATTTACATAAGTCTAAAGCGGCATATCCTGCAACACAGGGTGGCGACAATCCAATGGCGTTACAAGACGAAATTAAAGAAAAATTAGCGGCTAGACTTAAAGAGTTAATGGCTGGCGATGTAGAAGAAGCAGGCGACCACGATCATGAAGAAGGCGAAGAACATGATTGTCCAGAATGCGGCGCTCCAGGCAAAACAAAGTTAATGGCTTGTAGCTCTTGCGGCTGTAGTTAAAATACACAAAATTCAATAGGGCTTCCGGGCCCTATTTTTTTGAGTAAATACAGTATGAGCAAGAGTTTAGACGGTGTCCTTACTAAAAAGGCCAATCAAAAAGAATCATTTAGCGAAGCACAAATTGCTGACTTGTTAGCATGTACAGATCCTGACACAGGGTATATGTACTTTGCCAAGAAGTTTGCTTTTATACAACATCCTGTACAAGGTAAGTTGTTGTTTGATCCTTATGAGTATCAAACACGTTTGATGCATTCATATCACAGTTATCGTTTTAATATAAACATGATGCCTAGACAAACAGGTAAAACTACTTGTGCGGCAATATACCTTGCATGGTATGCAATGTTTGTACCTGATCAAACTATACTAATTGCGGCACACAAATACACAGGTGCTCAAGAGATTATGGCACGTATACGTTACATATATGAAACGTGTGAAGATCATATACGTGCAGGTGTTACATCATATAACAAAGGCTCAATTGAATTTGAAAACGGCAGTAGAATTGTATCACAAACAACTACTGGAAACACTGGACGTGGTATGTCCATATCATTACTATACTGTGACGAGTTTGCATTTGTGCAACCTAACATCGCAGAAGAGTTTTGGACATCAATATCACCTACACTAGCAACAGGTGGTCGTGCTATTATTACTAGC